AGCTACTATATGAGTAGCATTAATTGATTTAATAGTTCCTACAGCTCCAATTGAATTACCGGATGCTCTCATTCTTGCCTTAAGTACAGCTCCAGCTCCAGAAGAAGTAATAGTAACTGCAGGCACACTCTCATATTGAATACCGTTATTAGATATTTCTATTCCTTGAACTGTTCCACTACCATCTGTTACAATATTAGCTGTAGCGACAGTCCCTGGACTGCCTCCTGTAAATACAACTGTATCTGAATTACTATACCCTGAACCTATTGTTGTAACTGCAATACTATTCACTACTACATTAGCTTCAAATATATAATCACCAGCTGAAAAGGTACCGTTAGCTGCAAAAGGCATTCCGGAATTAGCTATATTATTAATACCTATTTTAGTATCTATAGTTACTGAATCAACAAATCCTACTCCTGAGTTTGATCCGTTAACATGCACATTAGATGTTGGTACTGGATTTAATGCTGTATTATTAGCTCCAATAATATCAGTAAATAGGGATAGTGTTTCTTGTGTGCCAAGAGAACCAACTTCGTAATCACCACCAATTCCTGTACCTGTATTTGCTACGTTAGCATAAGTATTACTAGATGACCCAACAACATATGTATAAGGTCCTTTAAAAAACGGTTTATTGTTTGCATTTAAACCTATAACATTAGCAGTTTCTCTTACCTCTCTTCCAATAAATTCACCTGTAGCTGTAGCATTAACAACTGTATCAATTGCAACATTACTTACAACATTACTGATTGCACCAACTCGAATAAAATCAGCATGAGCAAAATTACCGTTAGCTACCATAATAGTAACTAAATTACCAGTACCGGTCTGTACCCAATGCCCGTTAGCAACAGCTGTATTTGACGCAATGTTAACACCAACTAATAAACTGCCACTATTAGCTGCATTTATAAAATTAGTTGCTGTCATTCCAGATGTCCAGGTAACATTAGCAAGCGGTTGACTTACTGTTTCAAATAAGAAAAAGTCATCTATTTCTGTATTAGAGTTACTAGTATTATTAACTACTAAAGTAGCGTTAGAAGATAGCGTACGTGTATAAGTATTAGATACTGTATATCCATACCCTCCATTAGCTAATGTATAATCTACTTTACCTGTAGCATCTTGTACCCCGGTAATTTTTGCTCTACCGTCTTTACCAGAAGTAGATATAACATTAAAAGTATCTCCTACTTGAAATAATCTTCCACCATTTGTGATACTTATATTAGTAAGTGAACCTACCATTTTTGGAGCATCTTCAATAAGTCCATCATCACTTATAAATTCACCAGTTTGAAAATTACCTACTACATTAGATAAGAATGCTAAAGTAACTCTTTTACCAGTTATTACTTTAGTTATAACTGATTCTACAAACGCTGTGGCAAGTGAGCTAGATCCAATTACTTCTTTACCAATATAGTTACGAGTTCTTTCTGATGGTGAAAGCTCTAAGTATACTGGTTTTGTAAATGAACTCTGTGAAGGAATTAAAACTCTTGAACTAGGTAAGAAAACTTCTATTTCTTGACCAAATAACATTCTAATTAAAAGTTCGATAGAACGTATACTGCCCTTAGATTGATAAAGGTCACTAATGTGTTTGATCATGAATCGTTCATCTGATTCAGATTCTAATTGTGTGCCTTGTAGAAATGTTTTCTTAAAATGAATTATAAAATCTGAGATGGTGTCATCTATATCTCTGTTTTTACTTAAGTTACGAAGAACATTAGTTGTTTGATTAGATGTTTCAAGCCATTCATAATAAGCAAGTACAAATTGCACAATTTCTGAGTTAGATTCTCTGAATATTTCTGGGAATTGATCTTCAATAAAGTTTGAAATAAACTCAGGACTATACATATTATAATCTCTCTTGTATTACATTTAAAGAAATATCTTCAGAATTTAATTGCAAAATATTTGATTGCTTACTTAATAAGTCTTTATTTTTAGCCCTTGCAAATATTTTTAAGATACCGCCACTGAAAGAGGGAATTAGTATAGAGTTAATATCTACTTTTCCAGTAGTATAATTTACAGTACCAGCATCAGATAATAGTTCAACAAACTTATTAGCTGTATCTAATTTTACTATTTTTAAGCCACCTGTTCCATTATCAATAAAGAAAGCATTTGTATCTGTTTTATAGGTAAATAAAGATGATTCTATAGCAGGTAAGTATAAAGCTTTAGATGTAGTAGAATTAAAAATATCATCTGCTTGTAGCTCATTATCAAAAAGCAATTCATAAGAAGCTGCCAATAATGAATTTGGGGTTATTTTCTTAAATAGCCTTAATTTTAATTCTGAAGACAGTATACTATTATCACTGTTATCCATTGAATTTAATGCTTTAGAGTTTCTATACTTAGAATTAAAGGCGTTAATATTTGATTCTGCAAAGTTAAGAAGTGCATTTTGAGCTTTAGTTTTAATAGTATCAGAGTTCTGTGCAGTAACAGATATATTATATTTAATATCACTCACTACTTCTAAAAATGTAAATTCTGGTTGAACAACTTCTACATCTATACCCACTGGTGTTTTTTTAGTAAAGAAGTCTGATATAGATTTTTTAGTAGACGCTGGAACGCCGTCTGCATTTTTCATGTCAACAGCTAAAATAACTTTTCCATATCTAGGTGGGTTTAATTGCTCGCCACCGAAGGCTAAAATATTTTGTATTTCAGGAAATTCTCTCTTACCTAGTATTTCATAATCATTGCTTGTAACTGCTCTTTCTTGAACTTGAAAAGCTCTTGGAGCATTTTTTCTTATACTTTCAATAGATTCTGCTTCTGCACCTCCAGAAGAATTGGTAACAGTTGTTACTGTAACGTTACCATATTGTCCTGAAACTAAATCTAAATTAGAAAATACTTTACCATTATTACCTTCTTTCTCTGATGTAATTCTATATTTAACTCTTACTAAATTACCTGGAGTCAATTTCTTACCGAAAGTACCGTCACCGAAAGAAACTCTAAATTTATCAGCTTTAGCTGGTTCAATGAAATAGGCGTTTGAACTAGCACTAAGTCCAAATAAAGTATCTGCTTTAGACCAAACCGCATTAGTGCTTGATGTATTAGATAATTTAATATTAACTTCTAAATGATCTGTATCTATATCTTTATTAGATATTTCAGCTATAAAGTTATTTGCTGTGCTTACAACAAATGTTTCTTCAATAATAGTACCTTCATATACTTCTATATTATTACCAATCCATTCGGCGCCGCCTGTGGTATTGGCTGACTTAGTAATAATCAAGTCACTCTGGGTTGAAAATGTTTTTACTTTACCGTTTATAGTTGATTGAAATTTATGCCACTTTGGAATTGAGACTGAGCCTGGGTCATTATTAGGAAAGACCTTAACATTAATAACAGCTTTAGCTGAACTAGAAGATTTAGGTACGTAATTTAATTCCTTAGCATGTGAAATTATACTGTCTTTTATTTGAGCTGTATCTAAGAACATTTCATTAGCTATCATATTAGTATAATGATTATTTAAATAGGTGTTATATGATAGTACATCTAGTAAAGTACTAATATTTGACCCTTCAAAGTCATAATCTTTAATATTAGCCTGTGTTCTTAAAAAAGTTTTTAGTTCATTTTTTATAGTATCAAAATCTAAATTTACTACTGATGTTACCGTATTTGCCATTATCGTACCCTATTTAAAACCAAATCGAATGTGACTGGTCTTTCTGCGTTTATTGCTTGAAATGTAATATAAACTTTTAAACTATGCTCATCTTCATTACTCTCAACTAAAACATCCAATATCTGACATCTAGGTTCAAAGTTCTCAATAGTCTCTAAAACTGCCTCTTTTAAATTATACTGCATTTGAGGAGTAGCAAGTTCAAACAATAAAGATCTAATATTAGAGCCTATTTCTGGTTGAAAAGGTCTTTCATAGAAATTTGTTTGTAATAAATTTATTATAGAAGTCTCTATAGCTTTTTCATTTACACTTAAAATTACATCATCATTAGCTGGATTAACAGCTAAGTCAGACCTAAGATCTGAAAAAAAGATATTGTTTGTAATAGTCGTAGCCATATTTTTATTTATCTTACGTTCTACATGCGTATAAATGTAGATATGCTTTTAATCTGTTCTTTTTCTTGCTCTACTTTTTCTATATCTATAGAAGCTGTAATATTTGCTAAAGCAGATGTTAATTTATCTTGATCAACTGACTCAACCAACTCACTGGCAGCCTTTTCAAGTCCTGCTGTATCAACCGATATTGCAAATGCAGCTATTGATTCTGCGTCTATTTCCGGTGCTGTTGCAGGAATGCCTTTTATTTGAAATACTCCATCTATCTTCTCTACATTAGGTACCATTTTGCAAAGATTATCTATATCAATTTTACCTGCTTTAATATCAGCTGTTAAACTAGTTAAATCCATATCAGGAAACTTATCTTGTAAGCTATCTAAATTTTTTAACGCTTGGGCTTTATCAAGTGGATTATTACTTTTTATTTTATTAATAATACTGCCTACTTCTAATTGTAAAGATAATTCTGGTAACTTTAACTCTGGTATTTTAAATTCTGGAATAGTAGGCAATTCTGGTAGCTCTATAGTAGGGAGCATCTCTTTTAGACCACCAGCTATACTACTTACCTGCGCATCTAAAGTTGCTCCTAAACTATCGAGACTTCCCATTATACCTTCTGCACCTGAGGTGAGCCCGTCAACTGCTCCCATAGCTGCATCCTTTAGTCCATTTAATTTAGTTAATCCTTTACCTGGTCCACATGCCATTTTTAAGTCCCGTCAGTTGGTGCTACAGTTTGTTTATTATCTGGTCCGTCTCCATCAGGAGCAGTACCACCTGTCTGTAAGTGAGTATGAGTATGTAATGTTACATTAGTATCAGTAATATTACCTGTTACTACATCAATAGAACCTGTATTATAGTCTAGTGTACCAGTCTCTGCATTAATATCTTGTGTAGTAGACGTTAAAGTCTGAGTTGTTCCAGCATTCATAAGCTGAGTTGTTCCTGCTAATAGCTGTGTTGCTTCTACTGATTTAATATTTAAATTTTTACCAGAACCCATATTTAAATTATTAGCATAACCATAATCACCTGTTTTTGCTCCAGCTGTAGCATCTGTGCCGCCTACTATAGTTTTTCTATCAGAAAGAATAGTTACGGATTGATTACCAACAATCTGCTCATCATGGGTGCCGCCAACTTGTAAAGATTCATTTTTTTCTATTGATCTTATATCATTACCTGTTACTCGCATAGCATTATTACCGTTTATTTGAGTTGATCTGTCTGTAAGTATTTCAGTAAGATGGTTACCACCAATTTTTTCTATCTTATCTTTACCTATAGTTACAAAATGATTACCCTCGATCTCTTCATACTTATCACCTTTAACAGATAGTTTAACGTTACCTGTTACTGTTATATTAACATCTCCAGTCACCTGAACATTTTTACCGTTTAAATATATCTCGTAGTCTTTCCCCTTTACTTTAGTAACTCTAGAGCCATCAGCTTGAATTTCTTGAAATGTACCAGACTTATGATAACTATGTATTCGCTCATTGTCTAGAGAATCATCTAGCTCTAAAATACTACCCTTTTCAGATTCAAAAACATAATTAAATGGGTATTTTGATCCGTAATCTTTTTCCGGTGCTTTACCATCATACCCTCTTGGATGAGGTTCATCCCAGGTTTTATTTTCATAGTCAGCAAT